TCCACACTTTGAGTTTCGCGGTATCGCTGCTGCAGACGCCAGACCGTTGCACGGTGGACTCCGAAAATTCTGCTTGCTTCCGGTATGCTCATCCCCTGTTCCAGATTCGATATGATAAGTTCTCGCTTTTCTTTGCTTACCATTTGCCTTCTCCTTGGCTTTTTCTCTTATTATATCACCTTTTTGCTGATTTGTTGCATGTTTTTGCGGAATTGCTCTAAAATGAAATTCAGCCATTCCTTATTCCTCCTTTCCCGTACCGTCTCCCGCGTTCGTTCCGTTTCCGGCATTGCTTCCCGTCCGGAACGCCGCTTCATCATCGACCGGAGCGAAGTTTTTGGACATCCAGAACTTCTTGCCCCATCCGTCCGGAAGGGGAGAACGGTCTTCGTCCGCGCGGATGTCGTCCGCACACATCGCACCGATGCCGATCATTTTCTGATAGTAATTCGCACGCGCTTCATGAGTGCCGCGCATGATCGAATTCTCGTTTTTCTTGAGGTAATACCCCTCGTCAATGTCCTTCCGTGAGAATAGCTTGTACTTCCACTCCTGCTCGATCTGCACCAGATGCGGCGTGAGCGTGTCCGTCAGGAAATCAAGCCTCTGCTGTTCATTCGACTGATAGCTTTGCTTCCCGCTCTGGAGCATGTGCAGGGGAATCCCTGTCGCCCTCGAAACCTCTTCCACTGAGAATTCCCGGTTTTCAAGGTACTGCGCTTCCTGATGGCTGATGCCGAGCTGCGTGTACTTCATCCCGAGGTCAAGCACTGCCACCTTGAAGGCGTTGTCTCCAGAATACTTGCGGTTGAATTCCTCTTTCAGCTGCGTCCGCTTGTCGGGACCGAGTTCCGCGTCAACCTCAATGACCCCCGACAGCCGCGCACCGTTCGTGTAGAACCGGTTCCCGTACTTCTGCGCCTTCAGATCGGTGTCAATGGTTTCCTTCCCGATGTGAAGCATCCCACGTCCGCCGACACCATCGTAAGTCTCAAACAGGAAGCGTAAAATCTGCGATTCCGCGAACTTCCGCGTCAGCACCTTCCCGTATGCCTGCGTGTCCGGTACCGTGAATTTGTACCACCGCATATTGTCCCGCGCATTCATGGAAATTTCCGGTTCGGCCGGAATCGGAATGATCTCGGAAACCGCTCCGCGTTCGTCCCTCTCGATGTAGGCATACCCCGCACCGTACCAAAAAGCTCGCGAAAGAATCACCTTCTCCGCCATGTACGGACTCATGTAGGCGTTCGCCCGCGTCTTCAGCGGATAGGCAAGCGCGTGATCCACTTCAAGCCGCTGTTCTCCGTCCTTCCGGCGAATCTGCCAGGGCATCGCCGCAAGAGAATTCGTCAGAATCCGGTGAGCCGCCGCAACCGCGCCGAGCTTTTCCGCGTTCTCCGGAGAACACCCGAACGGTCCGACCGTCAGAAGATCATGGAAAATCTGCTCAATCGTCTTGGTCGAATACCCCGCACCGTCCGCCGCGCTCCGGATCGCATTCGAAAATATCACAGCATATCCCTCCTGTTCGGTTCATCCCGGCTTTTCTTTGCAAATTTCGCGGAAGCTTTCGCCCAGATGACCGCCGTCGTCCAGAACGCCGCCGCACAGCCGATCAAACCGATCTGCCACCCGACCGAAAACGCACAGACGATCAGACATACCCATCCGAGCAGATAAAGCACATCGTCAATGTATCGCATCGATTAACCTCCTTCTCAAAATCCCGAAGCAAAAGAAAAAAGCGGAGTTTTTCAACCCCGCTTTGCTTCGATGATAGGATTATACCACACTTTTTCGGTCAGCTACTGCAATCTTTATCCGAAACCACGCTGTTTTTCACAATTACACGGACTCTCGCACGCAGGATTCTCCTTGTTCCCGGCAAGACGCATGGAGCTTGTTCGGCTGTCAACACATCAAATTCCGCTACTTTCAAAAGTTCCCCTGCCATACTGCGTGTCAACGATTCCCTCTTGATTTTGTCCGGAACTTCTGGACGGTCTTCTACATAAGCAATCAGTTCTTTTGTTTCTTCGTTTTTTGTAGGATCAGGAAATACGCCTGAACCATACAGCAATCCTAATAATTTATCCATATTGTCCAGTTCCCGTCGCATCCGATCGTTTTTGATCCGCATTTCCTGCACGATCCGCGCCCGGCTTTTATTTCGTGCCATTTTCGTCCTCCTTCACACATTTTTCAATCAATTTCTGAATTTTCGAGAAAATTCAGCCTTCTTTTTTCGATCTCCGCTTCTTCCCGGTTAATAAAAACCAATCTTCCAATATCCGCTTCGTCGAAAGTGATTAAGTCGGTATTGTAGAATACGTTTTCGACCACATATTCATACACCCTCTCACCGTCCGTCTGATAAACCGTATCTCCCACCTTGCACGGCGGAATCTCCACACCGTGGGCAAAGAGATAATCGACAATCGCATACAAGCGTTCAGCCGGCGAACGCGGAACAACATCCCCCGCCACCATGTAATTTGCCTCCACAAGCATCTTGAAAAGCCGTTCACGTTTGTCCATGTCAATCCTCCTCCACATACTTTTCTACGATGTATTCCAGTTCTTCATCCCCGACTGGGTGACACATCACAACACGATATCCCTGTTTCAGCAGTTCGTTTAAATTTTGCGTCACACTAGGATCATACGGATACCCTTTGGGTGCCCGTCTGGTTCTGACAACACGTTGCTGTGTCTTCTTCTTGGCAACCGGACACTCTCGAATGATCTTCCGACACTTCAAAATCCCGCTCTGTTCCACACCATCCGCTTCATAAAAAGCCATGTCGATCAGTCCAATCAGCTTCTCGCGTTCAATATGCTCATCCATTTTCTTAGCCTCCGTCCATCTTTGCACCGCAGTTGGGACAAAATGCAGTTCTGCGAGAAGCAGCTTCTCCGCATACGCTGCAATGCGGCGCACCTGTTCTCACCACATTGTAGTCATCCTTGATAACAGTAATTTCCCACTCTCCCTGCACTTCCGGACGATATCCGGCATCAATCAACTGTTCTGCCGTAGTTCGCACCGTACACGGGTCGGCACACTTCCGTTTTCCGAACTGACGTTCGTTAAATGTGCACTTTGCACCGTCCATGTATACCGGACAGATGATTTTTACGATTTCATCAATTTGGAGTTCTTTGTCCATGTTCTCACCTTTCTCGCATTTTGGACATTTTCGAACGCAGTCCTGAAATATCCGAAAAGCCCTCTCAACCGCGTTGTTTTTCGGCATCCTCGACAATTCCTTGTCAATCAGTTCAAACAGTTTTTCCCGGTCGATATACTCAGCCATCTTTCATTCCTCCGTAATTTTTTCAATTGACTTATCCAAAAGATACTGCAAATCTTTCACCACATCTTCCGGACTGACCCCTTCCCGAAGTCTTCGCCACACATGATCCAGCCATGTATTATAGTCCGTCTTTTCGGTGTCAGTGTCGGCCAATCTTTGCGCCAGCGGACGAAGATCGATCACAAAGTTATTTCCTGCAAGAATCCGGATTTCATCCTCCAGAGCCACCGTCCGTATAGCCTTTTCTGTTCCCTTGTGTGTCATGATTATCCTCGCAATGTCCGCATGATCCATAACTTCCATCAGCCGGTACATATTGCGATAGGTACGCTGTTCCCGGAAACTCTCCGCATCGTCCTTTGTCAGTTCCACAAAAACATTTCCCTCTCGCAGCATAACTTTATCGAAATTCTTGGCAAACCGCACATCCGTTGTCTGTCTGCAATGCGGGTCACACAGTTTACACCTCTTTCGGTTACATTCAAAATAGATTTTCGTGACTTCTGCCTTCTCTTCCGTGTGTTCTGTCTTTTTTTCGGCATATTTTCCCTGACAAACCTTCACAAAATCTGCCCGGGAATACTCTTTGATATCATTGATAAGCGCAGGAATCTCATGCGTATAGACTGGTCTGCCGAATAGCTCCTCAAGATATTTATAGTATTCATCTCGATCCTCGCCGGTCAGAAAACAAATTCCCGTATACGCTTCACAAATAGCTTTTTCTCTGTTTGTCATTTTCCCTCTCCCTTCTCAGTCAAAAACATACCCGCGATCTTCGATTGCCTTGTTTACGTCAACCTTGTTGTCCACCGCCACGATCAGCCGCGTCATCGCATTCATCAGCGCGGCGACCGGGTCAATGCGCTGCGTGTCATCTTTGTGCCGCTTCGACAGCTTGATGTTGTCGTTCTGGTTCCTCTGCTCCACGGCATTGTTCAGACACCACTCAAACAACGGCGAATACTCCGCCACCAGCTCCCCGGTCAGCACCAGTTCCCGGAACCGCTTCGTCCCGAGGTTCAGTGCCGCGCACGTCTGCGGGATTTCCACCACCTTCTCCTCGGAGTTATAGTGCCCCCGCATCCGCAGAGCCATGTCCGTGGCATTGTAACCGTCATAATCGACTTCCACCGCCGTCCGCCCGTTTGCGTGCGTCACACCGTCCGTCTCTGACTCGCAGGTGTAGATGTAGTCCTCGACATACGCATTGTCCACAACATCCCCTGGTGTCATGATAACGTGTCCGGCGTTTGCCCATTCCAGATAGGGAATCCGGTCAGACCTCCGGTGCTCTTCCGCGCGGTTCTGAGGGATAAATCCCATCACCGACACCGCGATCCGCCCGTCCGGAAGTCTTCCGCACCATGCCGCTCCGGTAAGGTCGGTGGTCTTGGAGAGGTCAAACCCGTAATACCCCGGAATCCCTCTCGTCAGTTCACGGAATTCCTCCGAAGAAACCTCCAGTGCCTTGAAGCGATCCATCAAACCCGAAAAATACTTGTTCTGCGCGTCTGCCTGCCATCGATCCAGACGCTTGATAAGGAATTTCCGGATTTTGTCCGGATCATTGTTCGCGTAGGCATCGTTGTATTCGTTCTCCACGCGGGTATACAGCCGTTTCCCGTACTCACTCCCCGCCCGGAAGAACGCGTTTGCCTTGTACCAGCACGATTTTTCATGCGGATCGTCGTCCTCATCAATCGTCCGGATCATCACAAACACGTTTTCCTGCACGATCCTCCCGTCGAGGATCATCAGATACTGCAGATGATCCCGGTAACAGGGGCTGTTCTCGCAGTCTTCCCCCGCCGTCGTGATGATAAGGTCAAGTGACTGCGCCCGTTTACCCATCCCCTGACGGGCCGCGTCATGCTGCGAACTGTCGGGATGCAGATGGTATTCTTCCGTGATAACCAGCGACGGACGACCGCCGTCCTTGTTCTTCTTGTCCTTGGAGAAAACCACAACTTCCCCGCCGCGCTTCTTGTGCCGTATGTACGACCGCTTGACGGAAAGCCTCTTGGAAAGTGCCTTTGAACTTTCCGCCATCGTCGCCATGTCCTCACGGGCTTTTCGCCCCTGAAACTTGTCCACCGCGACAATGTTGACTTCCGGTTGCAACTCATACACCGCCGCTTCTGGCTGTCCCGGCGGATAAATCGCATCCCCGGTCATGAAGTACAGCCCGGTTCCCGCCGCCATCGTCGTTTTCGCGTGCCCCCTCGGGTTTTCGATATAAGCGGTATCGTATTTCCGCTTCCCGGTTTCCCGTTCTACCCATCCGAAGATGTTCCCGTAGTCGAAGATTTGCCACGGTTCCAGTTCGATCATCTCACCGGCAACATCCACGCGCGGAATATTTGCGAAGTGCCGTATAATCCGTTCCACCCTCGACCAATCAAACACCCACGGGAATTCCGGATCATTTTCCGCGCGTTCCATATCCCGCAGATGCCGTTCACAGGCCTGCTTTTCCGGCTTGGCACACATCTTCCCGTAATCCGTATTCAGTACAGCCCACGCATACTGTGTGACAGCGTCCATCGTTCGCTCAGTCTCCATACAGATCATCGTCCGGATCAGTCTCCGGCGGTACCAGTTTCTGCGCCAGTCTCACCCGGCTCTCCGGTGTCAACCCCAGTTTTCCTGCGTAGTTTAGCTGTGATGCTTCCAGCAGTCTCAGTTCCTTCGACAGCTCCAGCACATCCGCGTTTTTTCGATGCCCGTTCAACGCCGAGAGATATTTTTTCCTCAGTGATGTGATCCGCGACACGATCGAACAATACGATCCGAGCGTTTCACTGTCAAGGTTATCGAAAATTCCGAACGTGTCTGCATCATTCAACGTCTGCGCCCATATCTGCTGACCGGTGATGTCATTCGACAACGATTCCGGCATTCGGATTTCAACCTTCTCTCGCCGGAATGCTCCTTCCTGACGTTCCCGCTCTTCCAGTTCCTCGTTGCTTAAATGGCCCTTGAGATTTTCAACTTTTTTCGGATTCTGCATCCCGTTTCTCCTTTCCACTATGATTTACGCCGCATTTACCTAGCGCACGCCTATGTATGATAATTGTGTAGCAAACCCGCTTTCCGCCATATTTCAAAAAAGTTCAAACAGGGACTTTTTGCGCAAACGAGAGGCGTGGCGGTTGGGAGGGATTGCCTGTATAAGTTTTAAGGCAGGCGGGGAGTGTTGAACGCCCGCCGCTCCGCCATTGTCTTCCGGCTGTGGCAAGCATGGCACAGCGACTGAAGGTTCGAGACATCGTAGAAACGCGTTCGATTTCCACGGTGCGGCACAATGTGATCGACGTCCGTTGCCTTGGTTCGCACGCCGTGAAGTCCGCATTCACGACAGTAAGGTTCGCGAATCAGTTGTGCCGCCCGCATCTCACGCCATCGCTCTGTGAAGTACAGCCCATGCCATTCTCCCGATTCTCCCCGTTCTCCCTGTATGGCTCGCTTCACCCGCCGGACATCCCTCTGATGTTTCTCGCAATATCCGCCGCCGCGAACCAATTCCGGACAACCCGTGCGCCGACACGGTTTCAACGGAAGTACAGCGTATGTTTCACTGTTCTTATCGTGATCCACCTTTCTTCCCCTCTCCTTTCTATGCTTCTTCGTATTGATTTTCATTCTCCCCCTTCCCGTTTTTTTGAAACCTGAGCACATAAGGGTGGGGGGAGTCTATCAATCGATTTCGTCTTCTTCAACGCGCAGTCCGCGCATGATTGCAAAGGTTTTCCGTGCTTCATCGAGATAATACCACACCTGCCGTTCTGACAGCGGTACCCTCAGTGCAAACTTTAACACCCTGCTACTGATATCGTGCTGCTGCGGTTTCTTCCACGGTTCCACCATGTATACTGCCCGTACAGCATCACACACCAACCCCTTGCCGGAGTCTTCCAGAACCCGGAATGTTTCCGAGCACGCCATAATATCGCACAGTCCGGCCGCCGCTTTGTCCACCTCCGCGTCGGCGTATACCAACGCCTTTGCAGGATCAATTCCCTGCGCCCGGCGAAGTGCTCGCGCACGAATGCGTTCTGCCGCTTCGTCGTAAGTCGGGCAACCATGCCGCGCCCAGTACACAAACGCCGCCGTTGCATAATCTCTGATAAAATCCTTCTTCAAGGTTTTGCAACCTCTCCTTTCATGTATGCTTCCACAAGATTCGCCGCTTCAAAACCACCATAACACACAGCAGCATAGTACCCCTGCTCCCGCACAGCGGCGATCCAGTCTTTCTGTTCTTTTTCCGGCCTTCCGTCCTTGGCTTTCAGTTCAATGTATAATCCGTGGTATCCACCTTTGGCAACCGGAAGAAATACATCCGATACTCCGCGCTTCACTCCCATAGCCTTGAATCGCGCCGCCTCAGACTTCGATCGCATCCCGCCGTTCGGGATGTGATGCAGCAGCTCCAGTTCCGGCCACTTTCCAGAATTTATCTTCGCCCATGAAAAAAGCCATATCTGCTCTTCGTCTTCGGTCGGGATCATCCGGATGCCGTTTATGTAGTTTTCTTTCTTCACGATTTCCTCCGTGCATATCTTTCCAGATTGTCACTCTCCGGCTTGTACATCACAAACGTCATGTAGTAACTGCCGTTGAACATATTCTTCTCCACTTCCGGGAATTCGGAAAGCCAGTATCCAGGATAACGGTCTGCAAAAAACTTATGCGGATTTGCGCTCTCCGCGATCGCCGCAATGTCCTTCCGTGCATATCTGGTCGTATTGGTCCGCTCGATCGGTTCAACAAGATTCCGCGAACCGCTCCATCTCCGCTTACCGGCGTGACGCTGATCCGAAAGGTACCGGGATAAATCCACTACACCACAGGTGTGGAATTGCAGACGTCTGGTATTTCTCCGTCCGTATTCCCACGCATTTTCGATAAGTTCCCGATCCACACCGCCGGACACGATAATGTGCAGATGGCATCTCCCACTCTCTCCGAACGCCTTGATGACAATATACTTCAGTTCCACGTTATACTTCTTGTACAACCGTTTCAGTCTTCCTATGTAGTTCCGGACATCCTTGTCGAAGCGTTCTTCCGTATCCGGATGACATCCTTCCGCATAGGTCAGAGTGACAACGTAGTCCTTCTTCGTGAAGTTCGCATGAACTTTCCACGTCAGCTTTTCTCTTGCCTTCCGGTCGTTAAGTTTTGATTGGGTCTCTGACGTTTCCCGATATTTTCCTCTCCGCTTTCCCGGTTTACGGAAGGTAGCATATACCGCGCCGAAGATCATGTCGCCGGCTTCTATGATCTTTTCCTTGTATTTGCACTTCATACGCCCCTCCCGTTTTCGTGATGCGTGAATTGTTAATATCCCTTACAAGGACTGCATTGCGGAACCCTGTCCGCAATGTGCCTTATAATAATGTAGATTACTGTCCTAATTCCAAATCCACCTTCGCAACCCGCCTAACACCCTTCGTGCTGAGTGTCAGCGCAGTTCCGTCCGTCAGCGCAATAACTACTTTTCCGATCTGTTCAAAACAAACCCCGTGAAGCACATCCTTCAGCAGCGCGAAGGTTTCTTCACCAACCGGATGATAATGTGCGCTGATTTTTTTCACATTCTTTTCCGCAGAGCTTTTCCATTGCACTTACCCGTGCTTCGTAAACTCGGCATCTGGCGCGCCAGCTCTGTGCACCGTCACAAGTGCACGCATCCCGCGGATCAATATCCGGGTCCATCATTGCGTACTGCCCGCAAAAAGGACAGGTTTTCAGTTCAAGTTCTTTGCTCATCGTCTTTTTCTTCCCCTTTCTTCTACATGTTTGAATTCAAAATCCGACCACTCGCAGGTTTCCGTATTTTCGCGTAGCCAGTCCGTAACCTGACGAATGGCATGTGCGGCTGATTCTGCCGGGACCGGAAAACGCTCGTAATGATAAAAATTGTCCCGAATCAGCATAGTCACGATGTATTCTTTCTTCTTCGGGATATACTCTGCATCTTTTTTGCGATCATTCATTTCCCGCCATCCTTTCCGCCATCGCGGTTACCACCTTTTCAAGCGCACGCGACAGCTTTTCCTCAACTTCCGGTTCCACATTGAGGATGATTTCCTCCATGTTGTGAAAGGCGATCTGCATCTGATCGAGATACGCCGAGAACTTCGACACCATTGGATTCGCCGCAAGCCGCAGTTTCGCAAGTTCTGCGTCCTTCGCCGCCATTTCTGCAGACATCTGGGAATTTACTTCCGCGATGATCGCTTCCCGCTGTTCTTCCGTGATTTCCGCGACGACCGGCTGGGACAGCTTCAACTTCAGCTGAAGCGCATCCCTCTCGTTTTTCAGACGTTCCGCTTCCGCCGCCGATGCTTCCGCAACGTACTGAAGATTTTCCAGAGACGATTTTGCTTCCATGAGTTCCTGCTGTACCTTCTTCAGTTCCGGATTCTTCTTCATTTTTTCGAGATCAGCCGCGTTCTTGTCCGCACGGCGTTTCTGCTCGCTGACGTCCGCCTTCGCCTTTTCCAGTGCCGCACCCAGTTCGGCCCGCACCGCCGCGTCGGTTTCGGCTTTCGCTTCCTTGATCTTCGCTTCCAGCTCCGACACCGACATCGCGGGAACATCGTTTTCCTTCACGAATTCCGCACGTTCGGCCGGAGGAAGGGCAAGGAGCGCGATCGCCTGCGAACGGTTCAGATCGCCGTACAGTTCCAGTTTGTTTTCGGCGAAGAAGGACAGCTGCTCGTCATCCTCGCCGTATTCGGTGTAGATCCGCATGAGGTTGTTCGCGTTGCTGGTGGAATAGGCACAGTTTTCTTCGAGCCAGTGCCCCCACTCTCCGTGGGGGACGGCTTCCTTGGCTTCGCAGAGCAGACGTCCGATCTCGATGGACTGCTCAAGGACGTATTTTGCCGTTGTGCGTTTGATGGTGTTGATCTCCGCCGCGATCACGTCCGGCGTGCGGAGGATGATGGTGTTGTTCATGCCGCTTCCTCTTTCTTCTTTTTATCTTTGGCAAGTCTGCGCTGGACTTCGGTAAGCCAGCGTTTCACGAAGGCGTCCGCTTCCGGTGTGGGTTTGTTGCGTTCTTCGTTGTGATACCCCTGTATCTGACGGAGATTTCCGTCGGGAGAAATCTCGACGGTATACAAAGGGATTGCCGGAAGCATCGTCCGGCGGATAAAAATGATGATGGTGCTTCCGGTCGCGTGCCGGTCAAGATACCCGCCGACACAATGGTGCTGGATCGTACCTTCGAGTTTGATGTCCGACAGTTGCTCCGGCACGATCGCCATATACCCGTCCTCAACGAATTCATATAAATTCCGGTATCGAGGATAAGTCTTCTTCCGGTATGACGGATATTTCATCTCCGTTTTCAGATGCTGTGCCGCCTTCGTGAATTCGTCGTGAGCCGCTGTCAGATGCTTCGGCCACCGGATCGTCGGTACATCCGTATCACGTCCGAGAACTTCCGCCGAACTCCGGTAGTCACGCAGGACGGACAGCCCGCCGTTCCGGTACCCCTGCTTTGTCAGATAATCCATGATCGCCTTCGGTGCATCGCCAATCTGCTTCGACAGTTCCGCGACATCATGCCAGACAAATCCGGTGCTGTACCGCTCCGCTTCTTTGGCGGACACTTTCAGATGCTTGTACATATCCATCGTGTTCAGGATGTCCTTGCTTTTCAGGATCGCTTTATAATCCTGTTTCGGGATGCCACGCAGAAACTGACGTGCATCCTTCGCCTGCCAGTTAATGTGGTTTGCATTCTTGGTGCTTTGACACACCAACGGTTCCCACAGGTTTTCCAAACCGAACTTCACCGCCATCTCGAACGCAAACGGATATCTCGCCGCACAGGAAAGAATCCGTCCCCACGGAACCCGGTTTGTTTCATAGCGGTATCCGCTCAGCTTGATCGGATACTTCCTGTCCGAAAATTTTTCTGTCGGTATGTACTTCAGAAACGTCTTCTGTAAATCTTCCAGCCCGACAATATCATACGAAATTGTCCATCCATTGCAGGTAAACGGCCACGGTTCACCGATCGACTTTCGACGTCTCCATTGGGTATGTCCGCTCAGATTGCTGTATGTCCGCGCCGCCATGACCGCCTTCCCCGGCGTCAGCTCATAACGCACTTCCTCCGAAAACTCTACCTCCGGATTGCTGAAAAAGCTCCGGAAGCGGATCATAATGTAGAACCCTCTCACCCAGACACATTCCGGCGAATGTACCTCCACAAACAACAGCCGCATAATCTGTCCGAGGCCTTCCGGATTACAACTACGGAAACGACCGGTCGCCTTGAATGTTATCTGTTCCCTGCAGTTCGGACATAAACCCGTCTCGTTGTGCTTTGCCCGGTAAAATTCAGCCCAGAGGTTTGTGTCTTCACGGAAGGCTTCAAGCTCTGCTCCGCAGCGGGTGCAGAAGCCCTGACGGCACCGGTAAGAATATTTATAATAGAAAATGAAATGTTCCACCCGGTTCAATACCCGATCTTCCCATTCGGGCGGTATGCTCCGGTATTTTTCATCAAGAATATCCATCCCGCACCTCACAGAAGCTCAAACAGTGAGAATTCCAGATTTCCAGTCATCTGGGATTTTGCTTTTTCCGGCTTTGCGGGAACCTCCGGAACCGCTTCCTTCTCCGGTTCCTCGAACTCGCTCATGCGGATCGTCAATACCATATCCACGACCGCGCCGGGGAACCAGAAGCCCACCGCTTTCCGGTAGGCTTCAATGTCCGACAGTGCGTTCCCACATCCCGCGACAACGTGCGCCACGCAGTCCGCGAACGTCTTTTCCGACTGGACGACCGCCTGCGCGAATTCATCCTGCTGACGGCAGAACGAGATCAGTGCGTCCGCGACCGGACGTTTGACCACACCTTCCTTCTGACCTTTCACCGAGGACAGCCCACCCTCGATCTTTTCAATTGCCTTGGAAACAAAGTCTTCCATTTTTGATACCCTTCCTTTTGTTATTTCAAAAACGGACAATCGTCCGTTATATCCTTGCTGTAAGAGCGTTCCAGTGAAGCGGTAAAGAACGAATCCGTATCAAAACTGCCTTCGTCCTTTTTCTCTCCCTGCCGTTCAACCGCCCGCTGATTCAGATAGCCCGCGAATTTCGTCCCGAACAGCGTTTCCGGACGGAGGTATTTCGCCGCATCCGTCCCGATCCACTCCTCCGCTTTCGTGTCGATCACAGTGATGAAATCTTCCACCGTGCATCCTTCCGAAAAACGTGCATTGATCTTTGTACGGACGGAATCCGTCAGCGTGTATCGTGTTTTCAAACGTCCGTTGAGGTACGCCAGAATCCGTTCACAGTCTTCCTGTGACGTCTTCCGGCTCCCCTCCAGAATTTTCTCGATCGGGCGGTACTTCGCATCTTCCGGCGCATCTTCAAACACCCGCAGGATCAGATACTTCACCGCACCGCCGACCACCTCCGCCGGCAGCTTCATCAGCTTGTCCGCAAGAGGTTTCGTGATAACCAAACTTTTTTTCATTATTTTTTCGCGTGGTACCCTGGCCGCGTTTCAGGTGTGCTATACTGTTTACGGGGACAGGTTTTCTTCCTTTCTTTTGTTATCTGGGATGGCGCACGATGGTTCAGCCTTGCATCGTGCGCCATCCCTTTTTGCCGCTCTCCGTTTCCGTCGGCGCAGACGTTCATACTCCCTCTTTTTCTCCAACTCCCGTTCACGCTGTTCCCGGAAGATCGGTTCAAAGTATTCATCCGCTTTCTTCTGTGCCGCCACAAGACAGCTCCATGTGTGAAACCAGTGTACCTTGCACATCCGGTCACCCGGCATCCGCATATACCGCTTGTACGCCCATGCTTCCGCATCTTCTGTGACAAACCGGCATCCGCAGTGTTCGCACACCTTCGTCGTCCGAACCGCCATGGTTACCACCTCCCCAGTTCAACCGCACTGGGGTTTGCAATGGTCCGGCTGTTCGTGTGTAGGTCCTCCAGTTCCACCAGCATCATTTCGTTCGGGACATTATGCGCCATCCCGATCCGGTCGGTATCTCCGATGTAACGGAAAATGATCGCCGAAATCCTGCGGTACCGGATGCCGTTGCAGACGACCGGTTTCCGCTCTTTCGCGGCATACATCACTTCGTCTTTCGTCATGCCGGACACCCCACCAGTTCACGAATCTTCCGCAAAAACGGTACCTCCCGTTTTTCAAGATGCACATGCTCACAGTCGATCCAGATTCCGCCGCGCTTCTGATCCACCTTCACACCGGGAAAACGCTCTTCGAGAAACATGATGTCCCTGATGATTTCGCCCGGAGCCTCGTGGATCACGATCACATTATTAATCATGTCCGCGCCGTCACTGATACCTACCGAAAACGTGAGCGGAATCCCGTTGATGTGCTGATCGTATGCCAGCCCCCGCAGAATCCTTCCGATCACATCATTGATCGCCTGCTGCCGTTTGTTGTCGATCATATTAACTCCCTCTCTTTTGCAATTATTTCATACGCCTTGAAGGTGATGTAATAATCAACCGACATTCCGTTGTGTTCCAGAACTGCGTTTTTGTACAGGGCATAATAATGATCGTATCTCTGAGTGATATACTCTTCCGATAACTTTCTTGCGCGGAGCTTTTCCGCCTTTGCGGTGATCGCCGCTTCGATGTCCTTCATGTTCATCATCTCCAAGGCTCCTTTCTTATTCTTCGACAGAAAGGTGCTTCCTGGCCCATTCGATCCCCATCGTGCGGATGCACGCCCGGGCATAATCCGCTGCGGCACGTCTCAGCGTTTCGTCACGCTTCGCCTGCTGCTCGGGTGTCCGTACCGGATCGTAAACGGTCGAGGTCCCGTACTTCCCTTTTAAGTATGTAACGTTGTACTCTACCCCATCGACCACTTCGCGGGTTTTCTTGATGATCTCCATTTCCACGATAAGCACCTTCCTTTCACTAGATTCTATTCGCCGGACAGACCCGGCTTTCCGTTTTTATTTACAGTCTTTCCGTGCCTTCCGCCCGGAACTTCCAGCCTCTGCGGCACGTCTCTCCCGCCATGCGTCAATATCCCACCCTCCCGGAGTGTGGAACAGCTGAAACTTGATGCCGAGGATGATACACATCTTCTCAAGCTCCGATACCGTGAAGTCATTGTAGCCGTTCGCTTTATTCAAAAACGATCCTTCGGAAATGCCGATCATCTCGGCCATCTCCTTCCGCTGGATCCCTCGGTGTTCCAGGATTCTCAGAACTTCTTCAACCATTTCCGGTACCTCCGTGAATCAGCACATCCATTTGGATTGTCATGTTCTCCACATCCGGTGAGCCGTACCTGCCGTATTTGGCGATAAACGCGCCTTCGTCCAGCTCGTACATCGTGCAGAGGTTCGCGTAGTTTGCTTCCACGACGGTGATCTCGTCATAGAGTTCATCTCGTTCTTCATCGGAAATGTCCGTTTGAATAACATCCCCCGCCCGGAACAGATACTGTGCGTACACCTCCGCAATCCGGATCAGCAGAGCCGCCGCACTGTCCGGACGCATTTCCGAGGTGATGATATCCCCTCCCGGCGTGACCAGATACCGCTCTTCGAACCGTTTACCGCAGCAGATCACTTCGGCCGGCGACTGGAAATAAACCGCTTTCAGACGCACGTTCCGGAGATACATCACATCATCCGCCCGGAGCTGTCTGCCGGATTGTCGGGCGATTTCCTGATAGGTATCCTCGGCCAGACAGATGTATTCCGGCTTCTGGTGATGGACGTCTTCAAACTTCCGGAGAATTCCGTCCAGTTTATCAATGGTCATAAACCATACCTCCCATTTTTTTAATTTAACGCGACCGACGGGGTTGAAACCGTCAATCCCGCATTACCGGGGGAAAATCCCCCGTCCCTCTGCGTTCGCGTTTCATATCATGCCTTTGTTTCGATCAGCATCTTCATAAACTCCGTTACTTCTTCTTCGTCCGGTTCGTTCTCTTCTACGACACCCCGCCACTCGAAGTTTTTGGAGTCTCCGCCGCATCCGTTGCAGGGACACGTTCCGCGAACCTTGCAGCTGTCACATACGCCGCCCGCCGTTTCGCATTCCGCGAAGTTTTCGATCTGATATGCACAGTGTTCACAGGCGATGATCGTAGCCTTCGCCTCGATCTCTACCTCCTTCACGAGAGCCAGATGCTCCTGCACCAGATACCGCAGTACATCCGAATCAATAATCACTGGCTTCCCCATTTTTCTTCACCTCCCCTCATAATTCACTCAGCGGAACCGGTCTTGCACACCGCATACCCATGAACGCGCACTCTTCAACTTTGACCGCCCCGGATTCCAGAAGTTTGAATGCTGTCATAGCACCCATAAAGTCATCCGTATCGAGCTGTACCCGTTCTGCCTGTCCTCTGATCCTTGGATATGCCACAAGAAGGTCGCCATATTTATGGCAGGACGGATAATCCTTACTCCAGTCTTCAATCTGGATTTTGGTACCGTCCGGCGTGATGCCTTTCATCAGAACTTTCATCCTCTCACACCCCCCATCCTACATAATTCAGGACAATACACGTTGCAAGACTTACGATAAAAGCCACCAGCGCATTAAACACTCCCGGGTGTCTTTCGCGGAAGCGTTTCTTCTTGAACGTATCCCTTACCGCAGGAAAGACCATGTCTTCATCAATTTTTGTTCGCCGCATTATCCTCTCACACCCCCTCTCCCTTTTCTTCGTCGTCCTTGTCCGCATCTGCGGACTTCTTCCGTTCGGCTTCCTGCGCCTTTGCTTCGGCGTAACCGAGGAAGTACCCCATTTCAAATTCATTCATTTCGCTGACCGCCGCCAGCATCGCTTCGATGACCTTCTGTTCGTGTTCTTTCATTTTCTATACCTCCGTTTTATAAATTCTCTTGCTATTTTCTGCTGCTTGTGTTACCATAAGATCACCATAATTTCATTTGAAGGAGGAACCCTATGGCATCATACTATGTCGCCGCTGTCTGTACAAACGGACATATGATCTCCAGTACCCTGAGCAGCACCTTCTGCAACCGCAATTTCTGCGAAGAATGCGGCGCAAAGGTTATCACCTCATGCAGTAACTGTAATACTCCGATTGCTGGAGCGGAAATGGACGATCCGTCCGACAGCATCGTTTTTATCTCCAGCAGCACTCCGGTTCCGAAATATTGTCCCAATTGCGGAAATCCGTACCCTTGGACGGAAAAGGCCGCCCTCTCGCTTATCCGTATGCTCCGCGAAGAGGATGATCTGGACCAAAATCTGATCGACCGTCTCGAAGAATCCCTTCCTGATACAATCTGCGAAACTCCCGCCACTGAACTGGCCGCTGTGCGCTTCAGAAAACTGCTCGGTCATGCAGGCGGTATTTTCGCGGATGCTGTAAAACAGTATCTTTCCGCCTACGGATGTGAAAAGATAAAAACTATCCTCAGTTCTTTCTTCTGAATTCCTCCGGCAACGGTTTCGCGCACCATACACAGTAATTCGCTTTTTCGTCCGAATAGGTCTCCTCACCGCACCATGGGCACTTCTTAGTGGGTCTCCTGTCTGGCGGTATATTGAAAAATACATATCGCAGCACTGGCTTCAGACATTTCAGCCGCTTCCAGAACGATATGTCGTTCCTCCTCATCCCCCTCACCTCCCTTGATTTTGTGCTTATTACTCAACAAAATATATCATTTGTGCTTACGTGCTCATTATAGCACACTGCATTGAGTTTGTCAACCCATTACCAAAAAATATTTTTATCAAATTTGTGTTGACATACTCAAAAATGTGTGCTATAATTACTTTAACGGAGGTGATGACGTGATTAAAGAACGCATCAAAGAGTTAAGAAAGGCACACAAACTCTCACAAACCGCCTTCGGGGAAGTCTTAGGCGTGAGCCGCGATGTTATCAACAACATCGAAAACGGTCGAGTTGAACCCAGTGAACTAATCATTAAAATGATTGTGAATGAGTTCGGAATTAATACCCAGTGGCTTGTAAATGGTGAAGGTGACATGATTGCCGCATTGAACCGCGATGAAGAAATCGCCCAATTCGTCGGTCGCACCCTCGCCGACAAAGAGGATACCTTCCAGAAACGACTGATTGCAGCCCTCTCCAAACTGTCCGTCGAAGAATGGGAAGTCCTCGAAAAACTCGCAAACGACCTCGCCGCCCCCAAAGAAAAAGAGCAGGATTAAAAATTTCCTGCTCTTTTTTGCGCTATAGTGTTGTATTTTGAATGAATGTGGGATATAATGGATATATCAACAAAACGAAAGGAAACCCTCTCATGAATAAAGTCACAAAAACCCTTCTCACCGTCGGTGCGGCGTGTGCCCTGGCTGTCACGTCCTTCGCCGCCGGGAACATGATCTCCATCAGCGTAGACCCCTCCGTCAAAATCCTCGTCAACGGATCGGAATTCCAGCCGAAGGACGCAAACGGAAACGATGTCATGACGTTCATCTACAACGGCACTACCTACGCTCCCCTCCGTGCTCTGGCCGAAGCCTACGGCTTGGAAGTCGGCTACGATGCCGCACGGAACATGGCGACAGTGAGCAAGGGAACACCCAGTTATGATACCCCTTCCGTTGTAACAGACGGAATGAAGCGCACGTTGGAAAGAACACAGGATTATCTGGATATGAGGGAGTGGTCCCGTGCTTCTCTGATTGAGTTTATCGTAAGTATCGGATATCCTCATGATGAAGCGGTATATGCTGCTGACAACTGCGGATTGGACTGGAGCGAACAGGCATATAAGACGTTGAAAAAACACGGTTCTTCTTGGACGTATGAAGATGCGTATGAATGGCTGGTAGACTATCAGAAATTCACCCCTGCCGAAGCGGAATATGCGTTCAATGCCATCCGCGAATACGACGGCAGACATGATATTCCCGAAATTCCCTCCTATATTGAAGCCGATACCGAAAATACCAACACCATCGGAATGATAAATGCCCTCAAACGTGCTAAAGATTATCTGGAATATTCCGCATTCTCCTATGAGAGACTGATTCATCAGCTTGAATATGAAGGATATACCCACAAAGAAGCGGTTTACGGAGCTGACAATTGCGGTGCAGACTGGTTTGAACAGGCAGTACGCAGGGGGCAGGAATATCTTGACTATTCGGCATTCTCCCGTGAAGGACTGATCCGCCAGCTTGAATATGAAAAATTCACCAACGCACAGGCAGTATATGCTGTCACTGAACTCGGTTATTGATACCGTTTACATAAATCAAAAAACCGGAAGCCCTCTCCCCGTCGGAGACCCGCTTCCGGTTTTCTTCTTGTCATCCCCCCTACTTCGTCGCGGAGGTAACTCCGATCGCAAAATTATAAATCAGCAG